GATTATCCCGTTGCCCTTCTCTAACCGCAGCATAACTCTGAACAGTGCCACCACTCCCCCTTGTGTTAGTGTGTTAGAATGATCTAACCGTGATGATGAAGCGAATACCGTAGAAGTCGACAGCGCCCAGGTTGATGACGACGCGCTCGGCTGTGAACTTGAATTGCTGCGCGCCAGCCACACCGAAGAACGGCCTGCTGTCCTGCGTCTCCAGCGTGTCGATGATCGCGTCGGCCATCTTGCACATGACCTCGTTGTTCTCGTTCAGGTGGTTCCGCTGTGCCGCCAGCACATCGACGTGGAATACCCAGTTGCGCTGCCGAACAACTGACCTGAACGTGCTCGATGCGGTCTCATTCGTCGGGTCTTCCTCAAGCGCCTGGAAGTATACGACCAGCGCCGGTGTGTCTGCGTTGTTGACGGCCTCCGGCATTTCGTTGTAGTCGTAGGCCCGCTCTACGCCGGTAGCCAGCTCGACGACGCTCTTGATGCCTGTACACATATCCGTGATCAATATTGCCATCTAGTCCCCCTGTGCCAGCCTGCCGACGAACGCCTCGAATAACGCCTCGATCTTGCTGATGTTCTCCGTGAATGCCTTCTGCAAGAACATCCGCGCTTTGCCGCTCACGCGCAGGCCACCGAACTTGAATCCGTGCCGCGTTGCCCACGTGCCGATATACTTGGCGGGTACGAAGTGCGGCCTGAATCCGAGTTCCTGATATGGTGCATAGCTCACATTCGACCCCACGATACCCACCGTCCTGCCGCCCATCTGCGTTATCTCCGGCGTGATGCTCGCTCGTAGCCTCCCCGTGTCAACTGGCATCGCCTTGCCGACCCTGGCGCTGCGCTGTACGAGCAGTGTGGCCTCGCGCATCACGGCTACGATCGGCGGCCCCTGGAGCGCCTGAACCCGTGATTCCAAGAATGCCTGGACAGCCTCAAGATTCTTGACCTCAATCGTCACCGAATGCCCGTCCTCGGCTTGACGTAGTTGCCATCCTCGAGGATGTGCGCTATCGCCGGATCGATTCTGCCCGTGTACCGCAGCTCGCCGAAGTCAACGCTGCCCACGGCGTCAGCCATCGCCGATTGCAGGCGCTTGTACCAGCGCGCTACCTGCATGATGCACGCCTCCTGTATATCGCCAGGCACGAGCACCGAGTAGCCCCACGTGGCCGTCACCTTGACGGTTGGGCGCCCAATGGCGTGTACGCCCGTCGTGCGCGAGGATGTGAACACCGAATAGCTGCCATTGACATCAATCATCAGGCCGGTATATGGAAGATCCTCGAAGCGCGGAACCACCGGGCCGCCGGAGAACGGTATCCAGTCGCCGTCGCCAGCCATCACCGTCGTCGGGGTCGTCCAGGCCGTGTACGTAGATGCGGCAGACGAACTCTTGACCGCCACCGTATCGATGTCCACCGTCTCATCTATGAGCTGATAGCGGAGTCCGGAGCCAGGGAAGTATCGGGCGCTGGCCTCGTCGTCAGCCTCGAAGCCGTCGGGCCGGTTGCAGAACCGGTTGATGTTGCGCTCTGCGGCGATGATGAGGCGCTCGATCGTTGCGGTTGCTGATCCGCTGGCGTCTTCCAGGTCGATGTCCGCCTGTACTTCTGCTAGTGTGCAATATGCCATCAGTCACCCCCTGCGTCGGTGTGCCTACAGATCAAACACGAACGGATAGCCACCGGCGGATGCCACTACTACGTCGATTGCGGCGTCCACTGTCACCGCGTTCAGGTTCTCCGCTGTCATACCGTTAAGCGTCACGTTGTCCCAGCCTGGCCCTGCGTACTTGAGCAAGAGAGTCTTGATCTTGGCGAGAATGCCAGTGCCAGTGATTGCGGTTTGCGTTTCGGCGTATGGCGTGAGGATGGTTTTGTGGCGGCCAGGGATAACGAGTCTGTCGTCGTCCAGTGCCCACACGTCCCAGACGATATTGCCGGTGCCGTCCTTGGTTGGTTCTGTAAATGTGATCGAATACTTTGCCATTGTGCCTCCTGTTATCCTGGTAAGATCACGCCGTCGAACATGTTGGAAGTACCATCCCACTCGCCCCAGTGCATAACTCCAGCACTAGGGACCGTGGTGAATGGAGATGCCCACGCAATAGAAAGTCTGTCTACTCCGTTAATCAACACCCAGAACCTGGCCGGTGTCCATCGAACAATAAAGTTCCATTTCTCTCCTGCTGCCCATGCTGTGTTCCAGTTGTTCGTCAGTGTTGCCCCGTTGGACTTTACAGATAGACGTAGGGTTGGTGTACTATTCCTTCTCACAAAGAAGCTATTGTTTACGTCAATGGGAAGATGAGCAAGCACTTCTCCGGTATCACCAAAGCTCTGTGATTCGTCGCAGTCGTGCCGTGGGATTGCGCTAAACCGGATCTCGCCGTGCGTCCGCGTGAGCCTGCCAGTCGGCTGCGTGCATCTGTCCCTGCCGTCGATGGACAACCCGCCGAGTTCGACGCTGTTTGCGAGAGAGCGCGGCGTGGCGGTCAGGGTGACGGGGTTGGACACCGTTACCACCACATCATCGATGTACCGAGCACCAGCAGCGCCAGCGTCAGCCAGGATGTAGATGCTTGGATTGGCTGCCACCACTCTGAATACCGCTGTCGTGTATCTCCAGACTGCCGTGTGTGGAGTCGCTACGTTGAATACCGTTGCTGAATATTGCGTCCGTAACTGCGTGGCGTTCAGGCCGCCGATTGTGAAGCCAGCCGAGCCGTCACCGTATGACCAGACACCGACATTGACGAAGTCACCGATAGCCGCCGTGATCTGTTGGCTGATACCGTCACCATCGGCAGCAACGGCAAACTCCATTGAAGCCACACCACTGTGAACGATGGTATTTTCTTCTGACGATTCGCCAGCAGCGAGGTCGACATTCGTCCAGTCAACAGGTATGTCGGGATTTGCGCCGGTGAAAGTGTCAAGGCTAGGATTGTCCTCACCACCTGTTTCTAGCCACTCGATTTCGTGCCAGTAGAGCGTGCCCTCGTTGACTGCGTTCAGGCATTGGATCGTCACACTCACACACAGCGCGGGCGTCTGACAGGTGAACGTCTCAGTCCAAGGATGATTGGCGAAGCCGTCTTCCCAGACGAACCTGTAAACATCGCCGGTGTCCCACAGGTTGTCAGTCCCGCCAGCAAGCGGGGCTGTAGCCGTTGTCATATCTCCACTGATGCCCGTAACCGTCCCTACAGAGCCATCCGTGATATTGTAGACTTTCATCCCAATCTGTGATGGTCTGAAGTTACCAGTTGCAGAAATCAGTGTAGCCGAAGCATTGCCGCCACTGTGATTGCCAGTGAGATAGGGCCCATCAAATGTGGTGATAATCGCCGCGTTGGTCTCATCATAGACACGAATCCGAGGACAGCTACGTGAGTCAGCACCCCAGTGGACAGGAACGCGGAATACAAAGTCGTCACCAGCCGTGAGTCCTGCGATGGTCTGCTTGAATCCTTCGTCTACTGCGTCAGCGCCGAACACGTAGCCGCCGTGGTACATTCTCGCGCCAGGTGCGTCTTGCGCCATGTCGTGAGTGACCAGCCAGCCACCAGCGCCGTCAGTGATTGCTCCGTCGTTCAAGCCAGCAGCCGAGTCAGTTGCAACAGCCCCCGCGCCGTCTTCCATGTCGATCTGCAATACTGAGTTAGCATCTACGCCAGGCGCGTTCGTTCGTGCATCAGGAACAAATGCTGTGACTGTCGTGGCAGAACGCAGAACATTGCACAGCCTGACGCGCCCGATTGCGCCGCCGAAACTGGCAGAACCAGCCTGAGAACAGCCGATACCCAGATCGATTCCAGCGTCGGACTGGTATGCGCCTACTCCTGCATCGCCTGTATCGACAAGAATGCCGTCAAAGTAGATACGCGCCTTGCGGTCTCCGGCGTCAGTGAACGTGAGACGCATAGTGTGCCACCGCGAGTCCGGCACGAATGCGTAGGACGCCACACTATCATCAGTCAAGCACTGCACTCGGAAGTTGATCGTGCCCAGACTATATGAACATGCCCAACCCGCAGCACCTACCAACTTGTGCAGGAATGCCCCGATGTTAGATTCGCCATAGCTATCGGCACGGAACTCAATGTCAGCCGTGAACTCGGCATCTGGCAAGTCTTGGAATTCAGCAGCGGCAGGAACGATGATCGTTGTCGCGGCTGCGTCAAACTCAACCTCCGTCGGCGTCAGTGGCGTGCCTTCCTGATCCCACTGCTCCTCCCAATCTTCATCAGTGAGCGCACAGTCGTTCGCAGGAGATGTGACAACCGCGATGCTGTCACCTGTACCTTCTGCCATTGTCCACTGCTCGGCGGTGCTGCCATCGGCAGCGGGTAGCTCTACTGGGCACACAAAACTGGCGGCATATCGAACGCTGTTCGATAGTCGCGTCCAACCTATAGCACCGTTTAGAAGTGTGCCGCCAGCGTATCCCCACAAAAGGTTGTCGCCAGCGTCTACCGTGTACGCACCAGTACCAGCTCCGCTTGTGGCTTCCAGCACACCGTCTAGCCAAATTCGCACTACCGTTGACACCAGAGTTGAAGTCACAGCGACGTGATGCCATTTACCATCAACAATATCTGTGGTGCCCGCAGCTATGGCATTACCACCACCGTAATAAAATGTAGCCTTCAACAAGCCATTTGTCTGAACCAGGGCATTCCAACCAGTGCCCTTGCCAAGAACGAGACAGTTGCCCGACGGGTCTGAATCTACCCGTATCCAAAATTCAGCAGTGAAGTCTGCCAATGGCAGGTTGTCAAGCGATGCGTCACTACCAGCATCACCGTATGTATCAGCGCCGTCAAATCCTACCGCATACGCGCCGCCGCCGTAGAATCCATCATCCAAGAATGCGTGCT